TTGTTTTCTACTCTTACATAATAATCTGCATTAGGAATATTAAATGTTGCTGAAAGAGTTGTAGAGTTTGTCCAAGTTACTGCTACTGCTCTATAAATTTGACCTGTGCTATCGTTAATAGCTTCTACGATTGGAACTGATATAAAGTTTGTTCCATTAATTGTTACTGCTGAATTAGTGTCAGGCTCTATGAATAAAGATGTTGATGTAATAGTTGGTAAGGTAACTTGTGTTCCTGTAAGTGTAACTGAATCTGTTGCTTGATCGAATGTACCAATAGTAATCCAAGCATCATTATCTGCGTTTCTAATTTTAAGTGCATTTGAATTTGTGTCATACCACCATTGATAAGCATAAGTTGTACTAGGTTCTGTTGCACCAGAATTATTAGAGGCTATAGCAGATAAACTGTTATTATGGTCAGTTCTATAACTAGGAAATGTTTGGTTGTTTATTATGTAGTCGTGTTGTGCCATGTATTAGAATCCTTTTGCAATATAGTCAAATGTTCTTGAAACTGCTGTATCACTAGAGTTTTTAAAAGTAACATCAAAACCATTAATAGTTTTATTTTCTACTATAAAATAATCTCCTGTTGCCATATTTTCGCCTGTGATACCTACAGCATAATTAACACTTTTAAATGGATTTGTAAATGAAACAGTATAAGTTGTTGCACCTGAAGTTATATCATTTCCACTAAATATTCTATCTGGCATATCAATAGTTACAGAAACTTCACTAATTACAGGAGTTGTTTGTTGATCTCTTGATCTTAAAAATAATCTAAATTTATAATATCTTGCTGTGTAATCTCCAATTACAAAATTTTTAAATTCTGTATAAGTTGTACCATCATCAGATAAAGCTATTTCTAAATGAGCATTTGAGTTAGATGGAGAATCTCCATCAAATGAACCTGTTGCAGAATCAAATAAGCTAAAACCTCTACCATCATCAAATAATTCATTAGGGTTTTCTGCAAACTGTGTAATAGATGCTGTTACTCTTGAAGTATAAATTCCACCAATATCTATAGGTGCTGAGAATAAATATGTTCCATCTGAATTAAGATCAGTTAGTTTTAATGTATCATTTTCTAATGTTAAGTTTGTTTTAGTACCAGAAAATGTAGGGTGTTCAGATTGAGTAGTTACTGCATTAAAGTTTCCAATAGCTGAGATATTAGTTGCTATAACAGTTGCATTAACAGAGTAGTTTCCTAATTTATCAATCGCTTTAATTAAGTAACTTCCTGTTCTTGCTGGAACAGTAACACTCGTTGCTGGTCTTGATACTTTTTCTACTAATGAAACTGAGTTTTGCCATTCAGCACCACTTGTTTGTGTAGAATAACGAATTTGATAGTGCGATAAATCTACATCTGGTATTTGTTCCCATGATAAGTGAGCATCTGAATTTACAATATTACAAGCAAAGTCTTCTACATCACTAGGTGGCTCAGTACTTCCTATAATGGTTCTTTGTGCAGAAACATAAGTTGATGAAACTCCTAAAGTATTTACAGCTTTAACTCTTACATCATAAATAGCTTGTTCTTTAACATTTAAAACTCTATGAGTTAATCCTCTACCTTGTGTGTGAATAATATAATCTGAATCTGTACTTAATTTATATTCTACTTGGTAATAATCTATAAAACTGTCAGTACTTGCACCTATTGAAATATCTAAAGCAACAAGTGGAGTTTGGTTATATTCAATTAAAGTATCATCTAAAGTTAAACTTGATGGTGGTTGAACAATTAATGGATTAGGTAAGTTTGTTGTTGGAACTGTTGATGCTTGTGTTTTTGTAGCCCAAGTATAATGTGAATCTTGATGTTCAACTAAACTTAATCCAATAGTATAATCATTGTTAAAAGTAATTCCTAAAACTCTAAATGGTTTAGCAGAAAAACCTAAAGAACTATGTGTGATATTAACTATATCTCCAATATTTAATTCATACCCTTTAAAAGCTACATTTAAAGATAATCCTAAAGCCTCTCTTGATCTTCTTAAAATAACTTCTGCCATTTCTTCAGCTTGATATTGATTTGTTATTGTTGGAAATTGAAATCTACCCTCTAATAAAAAACCACCATCAGCAGTTTTCATAGTTGCGTGTTGATCTGCACTAGGCAAACCAGAATCATCTACTGGTGGAAATTGTGCTTCATTTACTTGCCATGATCTTGATGGTTCAATATATGATACAATAACTCTATTATATCTTTCGTTTTTTTGTGGAACAGCTAAAGTATAACCACCTATAATTTCATCTTCAGTTAATGTTACAGTTGCAGTTCCTGTTGTTTCAATAATTAAACTGTACTTACCTTGAGAATATGGAATATAACCTCTACAGCCTTTTATAAGTTCTCTTAAATTATCAATTAAACTTCTTGATGTATCTACTGCTGTATTACAATCAAATATATTAATATCACTTCCACCAGAATATGGTGTTACTTGGGTTTCACAAATTAATGAGGCATCATAAAAACTTTGTAAATCTATTTCTGAAGTTGATAAACCTTTTCCATATCTTGTATCTGTTAAATAATCTAAAATACACCAAGCTGGATTAGTTGAATAACTTGCAGATTGTTCTACTAGACTTGCATTATAAGTTTTAACTTTTTTACCTTGTATCTTTGCTTGTACTTTTGGAATTGATGTCCAAGCATCATTATTCCATTTAAACCTTACAGCAATATAACATAAGCCACTTAATTTATGATTACTTCCCCAACTAGATAATGTTGATAATAATGTTGATGCTGATTGACCATCTGTTCCAAAATGAGGCTCTAATCTAATTAAACTTTCTCCATCTTTATAAAAGTTAGCATCTGAACTATCTACTTCAACTGCTGTATTATCTGAAAAACTACTAGCAAATGTAACAGGTTTATCATCAACTCTTATTTCTGTTATATCGTTTATCTCTCCCTCTGCCATTACAATAACTGAATAAAGATATTGATTATCTGTTCCTGAAGTTTCTAAAAACACTCTAGTTCCACCAATAAGTCTTTCTCCATAAATTACAGGTATGTTTGCATCATTAGATTGTTTATTAACTAATAATCCTCTTTCAAAATCATCAAATTGGTTAGTTCCAAAATCTTGTATTTCAGGAACTTTTGGTCTTAATACCCATGATAAAAATAAACTAGCACCTAAACCAATTAAAGGATTACCACCAAATAATTTTGTTATTGGTTTTACAATAGGAATTATCTTATCTACTACTCCACCCATTATTTATGAAACTCCCTTTTATATTTACTAGATATTCTGTAAATATTATTGTTATTATCTAATCTTAACCAATTAATACATTGATTAGTTTTTAGAAAGTTTTTAAAATGATTATAAACCCATGACATGACTATTCTTGCATTTCTTAAAATAAGAATATCGTGTAACCAAAGTCTATCTCCACTTTGCCATTGATCTTTATTTATCTTTGCATTTAATTTATAATGCTGTTCGTTTTCTTCATTTAAAAAAGCCCAATTCACAAAACCAAACATACCTTTATCATCTCTAAATATTTTATATTGATTAGTTTGTATTGATGGCTCAATATGATGAGATAATTCAATAACATTGTGTTTATTGTATTTATTAAATTGTTTATAAAAATTAACTACACTTTGCATTATGCTTTACCCCATTTGATATTAGTAACTAATTCAGATGAAAATTCCATTCCAACATCTGTGCTGAAAAATCTTTGTTGTGATGTTTGATTCGTTTTACGACCATTCTTTTTATCAAAGTCAGCCCAATGTGATACAATAGATAATATTACATTACTTGTAGTTTCAGATTCTTGAATAGAAAAGTTTTCAATATTACCTTTATATAAAACAATAGGGTCAGCAATAATACTATTAGAATTATCTAATAAACCTCTATAAATAGTAACTTCATCATTAACTACATTTTCATTTAATACTGTAGATATAAATTCTTGACTAGCACCAGATAAAGTAAGTTTTAAACTAGCTTTTGATATATCTGTTTGTTCTGAAAATTCAGATATACCCATAATAAAATCTGATGAATTATAAGTAACTGATGAGCCTGAAACTGATGATGTTAGCGAAAAGGAACAATCAGTAATATTAACAGGAGTACTGAACCCAATAGTGATAAGATGTACTGGTCTAATATCATTTGTCGCTAATGCGTTCTTTATCGCTGTTGTTAGGCTTCTCGTCATATTCTTCGTAATTAGTTTGAGTTACACTTTCTGTACCTTTTAACATAGTATATTCAAATTTGCTATTAGGTTTCTTATACTCTTTAAGATCGTTAATTGAAGTATCTATTTCATCTTCATTAACAATAGCTTCAGCAATAAAGTCGGCACTTATTCTGTGTACTATCTTATATTTTTTCATTAAAGAGTTTCTTCAACATCTAACTCGAACTGATACAATAAATTTCCATCTTTGTCATTACCAACTGCACCAAATTCTTGAATATCGTTAGTTAAATGTACTGTAAATGGAACATTATCGTAAGTTATATCTTCTGAAATAATTGCTGTTGTTAATGGTGGCTCAATAGTAAGTGAGCCTGTTGAAATATCTGATTGATCTGCAACGACCATATAAACTTTATCATGTGAGGCAAACTTTATAAAATCTCCAGCTTTTAATGTGCCTGTTCCTGTACCAGCTAAAGTAATTGATGTAGCACCAGCAGATGCAGTACCATTAGGTGTTCCACTAGCTGTACCTCTAGCATCTGTTATTTCTGGTGGTACTATTGTAAAGTTTTCTTTACCTGATCTTTGTTTAACAATAAATGCCATAAGTTCGCCATAAACATCAGATCGTTTAGCAGTAATAATTTGAATTGTAAAAGCCCATCTTTGGCCATCTATTTGTCTAGCAAGTTTCTTACCAGATACAGATTTTGAGATAATAGTATTTTGAATTGATTTAATTCCTAAACTTGTGAATTGAGCAGTAGATATTGGAAATGCACCAGCCATTAGATTATACTTCCCTCTCCTCTTTCATTAACTGCATTGTTAATAATAGAAGTTATAGTTCCTCTTGATCTAACTAATAAATCTTCAAAGCCAGATGCGTCTAATGTATTGATATTAAAATTAACTGTAGTTTGTCCACCACCTGTTCCTCTAGCAGATTGTGTTATTTGACCTGTTTGGTTTGGAATAAATAATTCAGCACCATTTTCTCCAACAACGATTGGTTGTCCTTTAGATACAGCACCACCTTTTGCAAAACCAAATATACTTCTAACAGAACCAATTAAAGAACCACCTAAATCTGCACCACCACCTCTACCTAAAGATGCTTGTTTTTCTTTTTCTCTTGTAATCATTTTCTCTATTGCAAGTTCAACACTTTTTCTTGCTACAACTTCAATTAATGTAGATAATATTTTAACAGCTAATGTTTGTGCTAAATTTTTCATACTTTCATTTAAATTTTTTCCTAATACGATTGATTCTGCTAAACCTCTTGAAAATCCTTTTATACCATCATTTAAAACACCAGTAACTTGTTTAGCAACATTAGTTAATTCGTCCATATCTTTTTTCATTAACTCAGTTATTTCTTCTAATAATGTTTTTTGTTTAACTAGGCTTTTATTTACTTTTAGAGTAGCCTCATTAATTAACATTATTTTATCTTTATAGATTTCGGCTTTTTCTGTATTTTCATCTTGAGTTTTACCTATTTCGATATTTACAAATGGAATTTTATTTAAAATACGAATTAGATTTTCATATTGATTACGCAAGAATGAAACTGCTTTAGCAACACCTCTAACAGCCATAGCAAAACCTTGAACAGCTTTAGTTAATATAAATCCAATAGCATTAGCAATAGCTTCAAATTCTTTAGAGTTTTCTTCTATAAATTTATTTAAACTACTAAATTGTTTTTTAAGTTCATCAAAGAATTGAGCACCAGCTACATTTTTTTTAAAGTTAAATAACTTATCTCCAAGCATTGATAGAGTACCAGTAAATGTAGTTGCTAATTCATCAGTAGCACTTCCAAATTTACCACCTTTACCAAATACTTTTTCAAATGCTTTTATAGTTTCTTCTGCTGAAACAGTTGCACCAGCTTTAAAACCAAGCATATCTCTAACACCTTTTTCTCTAAAAATATCAGCAGATGCAATACCACCAGCAAATGATCTTTGTATTTGCTCTCCAGCAGTTCTAAAATCAATTCCTGTAACAGATGCAACATTACCAGTTATTTCTAAAATTTTTGCTAGATTTTCTGCATTACCTGAAACAACTGCAAGATTTCCTGATGCTTCTTGTATTTCTTCTAATGAAAAAGGAACTTTAGATGCAAACTCTGACATGACATCAAATGCTTTTGCACCCTCTTGTGTACTACCAAATAATTGTTTTAATCTAACATTTAAGTCTTCAATACTTCGGCCAGTAGTAACAAATGATTTAACAACAAGTCCAGCACCTAAAGTAGCAAATGCACCTCTTAAAGAAAATACTGCTCTTGATAAACCAGCTAACTTACCTCTTATACCCTCAAAGGCTTGTTTGGTTTTATCTTGTGCTAGAATATTTATCTTTAAATTTTGTGCCATTATGTTTTAAACCTTTTTGCTTCAGCTAGTGATTTTTCTGTTTTATATTGTTCTTGTTCTTTTTTCAAGTAGGCTAACCATAAATTATAATGGCTAACAGGCATATCAAGAACTTCTTGAATTGTAAGATGTAATCGTTCTGCTATGACTAATAGCGACCTTACATCAGGGTCGCTTTCTACTTTTTTTCGGCTTCCTCAAATGAGGTATCTAATAATATTCTATTAGCAATATTACCAATAATATTAGAATCAGCTTTCTTTCTTAATGCAAATTTATCTTCTGGGTTAAAAGCCTTAATTAATTCTCCTTTATCGTTCTTAACCTGTAATTTCATAATTAACAGATCAACAAGAACAGTTAAGTCAGAAAAATTATTAGACTTTTTAAAAATTGTATTTTTTTCTTCAAGTGTTAATGGCTCGGAATAAAAGATACTAGGATTACCATTCTCGTCTTTCCACTCCTCAACTTCAATAGTGATAGTTTTAAGAGTTTCAAAATGAGATTTAACTCTATCAATAACTGACATAAATTAGAATTATACAGTTCCTACAGTTAAAGCACCAGTTC